CATTGAGCTTACTTGAGCCATAAGTTATTTATTAGTTATTATTACATTCATAATATATCACCCTCTGCACTTCATTTTGGTATATAAGGAGCATTTGATATTCAAGTCTGCCAACCATCTTTAGTTCAAGTAATAGTAGTTTTTGTATCTCAACTTATACTAGCATCTGATGTTTTAATTGGAGCTTTTACTACCTGTCAGGCTTTGTTTACCTCACTTCCATCTGCTCTTAGATATATTGTTCAAGATGGTGAATTTCTTTCTCAAATAAACGCTGCACCTGTTACAGATGTAAGTGTTCATTTAGCACTTTGTTTATATGGAAGTCAATCTGCTCACATAACTATTCAAGGATATACTCAGCTACTTCCACTTCATTTAGATGTTCAAGCCTTCTTATATTTAGCTATTTGAGCTTGCATAATAGCCGACTGATTTTCTGCCTTAGCTTTAGTTAATGCGGTAGTTTGTACTTGTGTTAGAGCCTTTTCTTCTTCTGTTGTAGTTTTAGCCTCTGCAAGTGCAGTTTGAGCTTGTTTGTATTGAGCATTAGCAATAGCCGTAGCTTGTTTACTACCTGCGCTCATATTCTTTACTGCTTCTTGATAGTCTGGATTGTTTTTAAGATACTTATCCATAACTTGGGTTGTTGCTTGAGAAGTTGGGATACCCATCTTCGTCATATTCATAATCTCTGAGGTCATAAGACCAAGAGTATCAGATGGAATTTGTGCAATACCAAATCAAATAAGAGAACTTAGGTTTGCCGCAATAGACTTAACAACACTATCCTTCATCATATAATTAGCAGTCCCCACAGGTAATCAACTCTTCTGTTCAAGTTGAAGTATTTGTGCAGGACTCATCTTGGATAATACTCAAGTTTGAAGCATAACGCTCAAATCATTTCTTGAGTTATCTTGTTGTTTCTGAACGGTAGTAGCAATAGCATTAGCACGAGTAATTGTGGCATTAGATGCTTCTTGTACTTTTTGATACATAGAATCTTCTTGTGCTTGTTTCTCTTTCCTATAGTCACTAACTGCTTTGTCGATGTTGTCGTTCTTCTGCTTTTCAGTAAGAAGTATATTATTATTAGTAGTTGTAATAAGTTCACTTACTTTCTTTTTACTAGCAAGTATTCCATCAACGCTATCATTAATAATCTTATTCATAGTATTCGCGTGGTCTACTTTATTCTTCTCAATAGCAACTGCAAGATTAGCTTGAGATGTTGCATTAGTAGAAGAAAGTTCAGCAAGTTTTGTCGTTCATTGGTCGTGAATAGAAAGAATCGTATTTATTCCAGAAGTAGAGAATGCAAGACCCATACGATTAATATTCAAAGCCGCGCGTTGCTTCTCCACATCCATAGATATTTGTGCTTGCTTCTCTGCGTTATCTTGCTTCAACTTCATCTCAACTGCCGCCGCTTTATCTGCACTAGCCTCTGAATCAAGTAGAGGTTTTATTGTATCTGTTTGTTGTTGTGCTCGTTGTGCTAATTGATTTTGATATTCTGTTTCATATGCTTGTTGTTGAGCAAGATTAGCTTTCTCATTTTCTGCTTTCTGCTTTGCATATTCTGTTTCACGAGCTATTCTATCTTGTTCTTGTTGTAACGCAAGAGACTTATTTTCTTCACTAGTTTTTTGAGCCAAAGCAAGTTGCTCATCTGCGGTTTTTTGTGCAGTTTGTTGAGCAGTTGTTACATTATCAAGAGTAGCACTCACATTACTAACTGGAGCGGTTGATTGTTGAGTTGTTGTATCAGATGTTGTAGTTGTTTGTGTTGTAGATGGAGTAGTACCTAAAATCCCACTGACACCACTTGCCTCAGTAGGATTATATGATGGATTGTACTCCTTCATTACATCCGTATTAATCTTTATTGTAGGAGTAGCATCAACATATGGTTCTTGTTTTACAACATTTGTTCCGTTTTGATTAACTTGCTCTATTCAAGTTTTAAAGTCTATTGCCATATAATTTATTTATGTTATAATTTAGCTACACTTAGATATGAGTTAGAAGCTCAAGATGTTATATTTAATGCTCAGGTAGAATTTTGAAAACATCTCAATAGAATATAATCACTACTATCTAGTGAAACTATAAATGAGAAATTTATTGAATTTGGTCAACCAGCAAAAGCAGAGCGTGTTATATCAGAAAGAGTTGTAGCTATTCAATTCTTTGTAACAATAGCCTCTCTTATTCAAGTAGCATTAGATGCAAATTGAATACATCAAGAAATTATATATTGTCAAGTTGTTGGTATAATAATTCTTCAAGTAGTAGCACTCATACTACTATCATTTGTCTCATAAGTATTAATATTATATGTTACTCAAGTATTATCTGTAATTGATTGTGTTGCACTATTATATGCGATACAATATTTTAGATTAACTCTAGTATCATTATCACTAACCGCAATAGGGTCTGACGCACTCACAGGAGCAACACTCATTTTACTAACTCAATAAACACTTGCAGTAGCTTTAACATTTGGAGCAAGCACACTCAATGCTTCTTGAAGCGCACCTTCCATATTAGTAGAAGTAAAATAACCACCCGCATCTTCTATTCATACTTGACTTGCACCTTTTCCATTCGCAGTAGATTTCAACTCAATAGCAGAAAAGTTCTGGTTTATATGGATATGGTTTATATCAGAGCGAACCGCATCATTAATTGTATGAGAACGAGTATATATTGTGTTGTTGTAATCTCAAGTTGCGGTATATGAACCATCAGTTGTTAATGAGGTAGATGCTTTATTTATACCTCTCTTAGATATAGTAAGAACCTTTGTTGTTGAGTTTACCGCTGTAAATTCAAATATTTCTTCATTATCTGTGTTAGGAGATACCGTAACAAATCAAGGATTACCAACCGAATATGTTCCAGTTGGCACATTAAATACCTTTAATCCTCAATTCGCCGTAATAGATGCAACTGTATCAGATGCAAGTATTGTTCATTGTAGAGTAGTTCTATAGAAAGATTCTATATTATATGTAGCCATAATTTATTTAATAATTTAGTAATGAAGTTCAAATGCCTTCAAGAATTTATACATAGTATTAAAGTATTGTATTTCAAAATATCAAGTACTATTATTTCTTACTCATAATTGGAAAGTTCTTCCATCATCATAACACTCAAATCGAATAGCATACGGAATAAGTGGTTCTGAATTTGCTCAAAATGCTCAAGACGTAGATGCACCTATAACAGAAGCTCAAGTTGTTGCTCATAAAGAAGATGCGAAGAATATCTCACGAGTATCAATTATCTGACTATCTTTAATTATATCGATATATACTAAATGTCAAGGGCTTATTAATCAACTTATTTCAACTTCTGTAAGTCGTTTATAATCTATTGAATCTCCATAATCAAGAGCCTTACCTATATAACTTCTATCTATTGCTTGTCAATCATAAGTATATGTAAAGTTATCCCTATACACAGTTCAATCATAAGAACTACCAAAGTACGCAATACTCTTATCAAAATACGAGTTTGTAGAATGGCGAGTTATGAGTCAAGTTTGAGTAATAAAGGATTTATTAATCACATTATACGCAAATACAAAATCATTATCACTAGATAATTCTTGACGAATAGCTAATTTATAGTATGGATAAGAAAACCAAGATGTTGCGCTCTTCTGGTCTTGCGGAAAACTAGCTAGATATGGTTGTATGTTGTCTGAGATAGATGAGTCTTTAAGTGCAAGTGTGTTAGCCTCATAACTTAATCTACGAATGGAATGACCATCATAGAAGAAGATATCTTGCATCACATTAATAAAACTCTCTTGATTAATAGGTCAAGTAGATGTTTGTTTAGTAACCGTATAAGAGAATTTAGCATCTGCTCAAGCTCCAGTATCACTTACTCAATCAACCTTCCATATCGAGTTCTTCTTTCAAATATATAATTTATCTTGTCAAGTAAGAAATCAAACTATAGGACTTCAATCTCATATTGTTTGAGCTCAAGCTGGATAAGCATCAAACTTATACCAAGAAGGAGTTGTATCTGTGGATATGAATGGTTTAGAGTAATACAACACAGAAGGAGACGATGGGATTCCACTAAACAATAATTGCCCCTGATAGAATATGGAACAAGTTGGCGTTCAAGTAAATCCAACAAAACTACTACTATCATTAGTAATTACCATTGTACTTTCTACCAGCTTAAAACTTCTTGGAGTATCGCTTCAATCAACATTTGTAACAATAATATAAATATCTACAAACTTACCTATTGTTATATTGAAATCATCAAGATTTGATATTCAAGATATTGTAATATTAGCTCACAATCCATTAACAATATTATGGACATATAATTTAGTATCTTGTATAGATATTACATAATCACCATAACTAGATAGTCATTGAATGCGTGAGTTTGTTGTACCAAACTTATGAACAGATGCGAATCATTTGATGGATGCAAACTTATTACCCTCCATTCACCAGTTATTACTTACGACACATTGATTATCATCAATATTAGTATCTGATTTAAGTCGGTTTATTCAACCGCTTAGGTCTTGTATACGTTTTGTAGCATTGTTTATTTTTGCCATAAATTTATAATTAGATTACTTAAAATGCTTTTAAGTGGCGAGATGGTATTTTATTATTTATACCATTTACCTGTCGGCTCATATAGCTACGATACCATTTAAACTGCTCTTGGAACTTCTTTTGTTGAACTAAGTACCTATCATCCTCCCTATCCATTAAAACATTGTAGAGAGCGTATAAAGATATAATATGGAAGTAGTCTTGGTTAATATCAATAACATCAGATTCAACACTTGGTTCATTATTAAATCTTGTATAAGTAACCATTACCTTTTCATTATCATTTGCAGAATAAGGCAAAAACAAATATCAATCAATAATAGTATAGCAATATTTTGTTCTACCTATTACGAACTCATCACGAGAAACAAATGTAAGTGGATTGTAATTAATAACAACCTCATTTATTTTTTTAACTACTCAGGATATTGGATAACCAATAAGAACTTTATCTCAAGCAAAATACTCAATATCTAATCAAGATATATTATTTAGACTTACTCAAATAGTTCTTCAAATGTAATTTACAATATCGCCGTACTTAACAATAACCTTCCCATTATTAGGAACAAATTTATTAATAGCTCAAGATAGAAATTGAGTTGTAGAATAAGTACTAACCGTAAAGTCTGGAGCTTTATTAAATGAGTAACTTCACGTCTTATCTGAGTTATTCTGACGATAGTTATTCAAAACCCTCACACCTTCTTTAACATAGGATTTAACTAAGTCCAGTGGATATTGACGAGATGTACGATATTGAGATAGTCTCAAATATACATCATCTATTACATTACCAAATGTAACGCTTCAAGTAGTAGAAGTAGTAGTTACAATCCAATAATCAACTTCTGGAGCTCAAGTCTCAGTAGTTGGCGCATCTGTAAGAGTTATTGTATTTCAAGTATATGAAAATGAGCGATAACTAGCACCTCAGATATAAATCTCTTCTATCTTGTCTATTTGATTAAGAAGAGTAAATATTTTGTTTACTCAATCAACAACTCAAGATGGTATTTCGCCATATCTGTAATTCGTTTCTGCTGTCATAATTATTTTATTATTAAATATTCTTTAAAATATTTTCTACTATAAAATTCACTCTTCTTTCAATTGTTGAATTGACTAACTGGTCGGCAGTAACCCATAACTCTAGTAAAGCATTCAACCTTCTGCCGTATGTATTCTTTTCAATCATTCCCTATCCAAATCTCTTTCATATTATTTTTTAAGTTTATTGAATACTTCTTGGTCTCTACTATCAGATAATGAATAGCAAGAGAATAGAGATGAGGTGAGTTCATATGCAATATGGAATACTCCATTAGAAGGTCAATATGAGTTAATTGCAATCCACCCGCTACCATCAAAACCTACTATACAGAATATATGGGCGTAACCGCTTCAAAGTTTATATCTCTTAAAATCTCTCACAGAACTCCAATCGCATTGCTTGCTTCAAGTAAATATAGGCTTAAAATTAATCAAACTATCCTTCATTGAATCAATAGATAGAAGTTTAGAACTTCAAGTAATTAGATTCAAATCTTCCATCTGAGATATTGAGGATTGTAGTGTTGCTCATTCTACTTTTGCAGATGGATTCACTTTCAAATAATTTCCCCACATTACCTCTGGATTGTACTCATATGTACGCATTCAATCTATCTTAGCAACGGCAAGATTTTGTGCGTTAATTGCGTGGATAATTCAATAACGAGAACAAGCCATTCTTGTATCCGCCTGTGCCCCTTGATTTAAAATTGTATGTGGATAAAACACATTATAAACCTCACTACTAGATGAGGTAGAGCCAAATAAGTCATCATATATGTGTTCTCATTCTCTCGGAATATCTAGTTCTAGTTCTGTAAATTGTGGACAATCTTCCATTATTGTTTAAGTGAAAATATAAAGTTAACCCTCTCGATTACTTCAAGTTTTAATACTTCTGAATCAGAATCATAGAAAACTCTACATAGATGTGCGTATTCATAATCTATTTCTTTCTCCGTACAATTTGATAGGAAAACTCTATATGAATCTGTTACCTTATACATTTTCATTTTGTTTATCTATATAAATAATCTTCGCAACTTTCTTTTTAAATTTATCTTTAGCAATAAAAGCTTTATTTCCATATTCATGGTCATAAGGATTTTTATTAAGTTCTTCCATAGTCTGATTATATTCAAAAGTTGCATCTGCAATTTCATGGTACATATAATTGATAGTTATGCTTTATTTCTCTTCTTGCTTGGAACTGCTACGGTTCTTTTCTGTTCCCTTTTTGTAGCTGGTTTTAATGGTGTAAATTTTAGTATTAACTTATTTCACATATATTTTATTTATTATATTGTAATTCAACTTTGTTTAATTGATTATTATCAATAAGTGATATTATTTTATTATTTACAAGAATTGAGAAATAAGCTTGCAATATAAAAATTGCAAAGCATAATAGAAACAATATCCATCAAATTATAGTTTTCATATAAAATTTGTTTTATTTATTAATTTTATTCTCTATTTCAATAAGCCTCGTATCTAGTGTCTTTGCTAAATTTTCCATTGAATCTTTAAAACTAGTCATCATAGTATCTATACGCCGTTCGTAGGCTTCGTCTTTCTTTGGTATATAAATAACTAGAAAGTAATACAATATGAATGCTAATATTGCGAATGTGCTTCATTTTTCTAATATTTGTGAAACGAAAGATGTATCCATATATTTATTTTTGTTTAAAGAATTATTTATTTAAGATGTAACTAATTGCTTCTTTAATTATTTCTATTCTATTTTCTGTATCTTTTAATTGATGAGGATTTATCTCAAGCCAATCAAGACTATTTTCTAATCATTGTTTATCATTTTTACTTACCATATCATCAACCATTAGATTAAATAGTTTCATAATTGAAGAATAAATTGCCGAATAGGCTTACTAATATAAAATAAACTACTGAAAAAAGTATTGCGAGAATGTTATTTTTACTTTCATCTAAGCAATCAACAAAGAAAACATAATTGGCGAGCTTCCTATCATTTTCATTTCATCATAATGAGTAAGCTAAATCATGAGCTTCTGCTGCTTCCTGAAATCTCTCATGAAAAGGGAACAATACATTTATTGCCCCCCAACTACTGGGTCATAACGCCCATTTATTTACTTTCATATATTATATTGTTGGAGCTATAAGAGTTTTAGCAATAGAATTAAGTTTGTCAAGCATAGCATCTACTTCTGCTAAATCATCTGGAGTAAAATCTGTGTTTGTTTCCATAGAAACTCTTTGGGTAGATATAGAAGTAAAAGATTGCTTAGCTTGGTTCATTGCATTCTCACAAGAAATCTTCCAAGAATTAAGTTGATTAGCAGTATTAAGTCTTTCTGCTGTAGATAGTAGGCTCATATATTTATATGTTTAGAAAAATAAAAAGAAATTTGAATTGTTTGTAACCGTGCTTGCAACTGCCGTAAATGTTCAACTAGTTGTAAATGTATGTATTGTTTGTGTTCAAGAAGTAGTTATTGTACCACCAGTAGATAAAGTAGAAATACCGTCACTTCAATTTGAAGCATAAGAAATAATAATTATTCCGCTTCCTCAATTTCCTCAAGCACTTCAATTATAAGAAGAACCTCCTCAACCGCCTCAAGTATTAGCAGTACCATTTATTGGTGCAGATGCTAGAGAGCCTCAAGCTCATCATCCTCATAGTCATCATGCTCATACTGTATTTGTTGGCGTGAAATATGTAGCTCCTCATCAACCACCTGCATAATATACAGAACTTCAAGAAATACTATTTGATAATCCATCTCATCAATTTCCTCAATTATCTCAAGATGCTCAGCTTCAAGTACAACTTTGTCATAATGCTCAAGCTCATCCTCATCATCATCATCAATGATGATACGTACCAGTTCAAATACCACTTCAAGTTCATCAATTATATCATTGACTTCCTATTCATACTGTAGTTCAAGGAGAATCTTCTCAGGCACTATTACCTCAGCCACATCATCAATTAGCTCCAACTGTATGATAATTAGGAGAAGGTTTTCTACTTCATCATCCTCATCATCAAATAGATGTTATAGATGCAAAAACAGAATTTTGTCAACTAGTTCACGTTCAATCTTCTGTTGCATCTCAAGCTCATCAATTACCGATTGTTACTGAGTATGCTTGTGGTAATATGGATAATGAAGATATATATTGATATCAACCTGCCCCACCTCATCATCATTGGTGATATCAACCTCAACCTCATCACGCTATAACTAATGCTTTTACATTTGCCATATTTTATATAAATTAATAACTAATCAACTGCCAAACATTTCCAAGTGCTCCCAACTCTTTGGAAAAGAACTGTTTTCATAGCACTTATCACCGTAGTTGTAGGAAGTGTTGCATTTGTTCCTGATACAAAGCTAGCTCACCAAGCTATTGCTCTAGCTGTTCCATTATCAGTTATCTGCCACATAACCATTTCCCCTTCACTCGGTGTTCCTGATAGATTTGTACTCATAGATGTGATTGCTTGTGCAAGTCCTGTTATTTGGAATATGTCTCCGTTGTCTGTGTTTATTGTAGGTGTTGCAGATTGTGTTGTTGTAACAACTCGTTTAGTTATACGTTTATTTGTGAGAGTATTTATAGAACTTATTGTAGGTATTACTATACCCTCAACTGCCATTACCCCTGCGCTTATTCTTGATAGAGTAGTATCAGAAGCATGACCGAGTTCTATTGCTCCAGTAGTTGTAATAGTTCCTAGTGTTGGGCTATCATTTACATATATCACATCTCCGTCTGTAATAGCTGTATTAAATTGTGATTTTGTTCCTGTGATAGTGTTAGTTCCTAGAGCAATGCTCTTATTAGTAAGTGTCTGTGAACTTATTGCTCATATAAGGTCTACATCTTGATTAGGAAGGGTGTATACACGTCTAGTTCAAGGAGTGATACCGCTTACATTGAATGCAGCTTGTTTTGTCTTATCTATACTATCAACAACCTTAAACTCATCACTCTCTATCGCTCTAAGCATCTTTGGCTTTACATCTATTATACCAAGAGTAGCATGAGAGTAGATACACATACCAAGTTCTAGTGTATAGTTAAGCCCTGTTGGGTTTGTCTTTGTGATACCTCCTGTTACAGAAGAGTCAAGGTAGAGGATATCTCATACAACGAACCCAGAAGTGTTTAGTTCATGGACATAACCTATAGTGGTTATAAGTCACTGTCATCCATTAGGAATATCCATAGTAGCTATACCTATGGTCTTTATACTCTTTGCATAGTCGTTTGCTTGTGCAAGGGCAACTGTTGGTTTTGTTCCACTACTACCATTGATATATACTACTTTCCCGTTAGAGATGGTTGAGCCTGTAGAGTTCATAACAAGGACATTCATTTCTCGTCCTATATTAAGAGTAGCACTATCAAGTCCTGTTTTTAGGTTGAGAGTATGTTCATCAGAGTCCCAATAGAGTTCACCTTCCACTGAAGTTCCTGTATAGGTTGTATCAAACTTAACACTATTTACATTTCCAAGAGTTCCATCATCTCCAAGTAGAATAGAAGAGTTTTGCAATAATTTTCCAGTTGTTGAGTCATAACGAGCTATAGCGTTATCTGTGGAAGAAGCAGGACCTACTACATCACCAGATGAAATTGGAAGATTTGTAAGTTGACTACCATCAACTGCTGGAAGTTTAGCTGATGAATCTAGTTTAACTATTTGATTTGCACTAGTTCAACTATTTAGTGTAATAGTTGGAGTAGTTGTTGTATTAGTAATAGAAATATCTGAGTTTGCTGATGTTACACTAGTAACTGTTCAAGCTCAAGAAATAACAATACTATCTATTTTCTCTTTAATAGAGTCTGTTCAATCATAAGCTATACTATCTGCATCAAGTGCACCAACACGTCAAAATTCACGCTTTAAACGCGATTTATCAACGGTTGCGAATCAAGTATCTATAGGACTATTTGCCATAAGTTATATTAGTTAGTATTTTCTTTAATAAAAGTTTCCACATTCTTAAATGCGAGTGGATTCTTAATAATAGTTTTAATAAACTCAATCTCACATTTTACCAACTCTTCTTTTGTTTCTATTTTATTATCAAATAGAACTTTAATAGTAGCATCTCAAAGTCATCTAACTTCTCTAAGATTACTCTCTCGTACTACTTCTAGTTCTTGTACTATTTCAAGTGCTTCTTTTCTTTTCTTAATACTCATTAGATTTCACATTGCTCGTTGATTCGATAGTTGCATTGAACTCATATATTTTTAGTTATCTTGTAATGATTTAATCTTCGCATTCAATTCTTCCAAACTAATATCAAAATTCATATTAGTAGACTTTAACTCAATATTTGATGTTGGTTGAAACTCCTTATTAGTCTTCTCAAGAAATCTAAAACTTACATCTACTATTTCTCTCTTCCTTAACCCCATTTCTCAATCAATAGCCTTGAATACGTTTTCTTTTGCCTTAATTGTCATAACCTCTTTCTGTGTTTCTTGTGCAGAATCCCACGCTAGCTTTAATGAGTTGTCTGCCCTCATCCAATTATATAGAGTTTGTGATGTAATTCCATTCAATTTACAAGACTCTTTCAAATCCATATTCTTCTTTAGTTTACCTTCTGGAGTCATAACAGGATACATAGATAATAGGATTTTATCCATAAGCGCCCGTTTCCCAACCGTAACATATTGTCAAGCCATATTATTAAATTAGGTATATATACTATAAGTATATATAAATTCTGTAAATGTCAAGGGGGCAAATAAAAACCCCTCTCAATTAAGAAAGGGGATATTATTTTGTAGTAGATAACTACGCACCTGCATAACCAACAATACATTCTGGATTAAAATGTTCTGTCATAAAGTGGGAATCAAGTTTAACAAATGTCGAGGAGGTTGCCTCGTTTTCGTACATTGTAACTTCGTTATCCCAAAGTGTGAATAGACGGAATGCTTTAACCATAAGTGCGAGTTCTCGGTTAAGAAGAAACCACATTGTATCTGCATTAGCTCCACCAATTACACTTCCATCTTTATCTGGCTGTCCTAGCATATCAAGAACAACGAGCTTAACCTTTGACCCTTGGAACATAAATGTATTAAGGAGGTTAGCATTGCTACCTGTACCTGCATATAGACCAGCTTGGTCAGAAGTAGAGTTGAGAATCTTTCGAGCAGTAATTTCGAGAGCTCGTGGAACGAGAAGGTCGAATACCTCAGGAGTCTTGATTCGGAATCCATTACCTGAACGGAGTGTAAGTTTGTGTGAAACGATTGCAGCCTCAAGAGTAATTGCAGTGAGAGCACCAGACGCAAGGTTTGAATACGTTCCTCCTGTTTTCTTGATGATGTGAGATGCAGAGAAGAGAGCCGCTCCATCTGGAGATGCACTTCCTGGTCCGTATGCAGTACTTACAGAGAACCCATTACCATAAGTCTTTGCAACGAGTGCATTGATAGTAAGGATACGTCCTTGAGTAAGACGAACTACGGCATCTTTAAGCTTATTAAGTTCTGCTTTAACAGAAGAATCAGCTCCAGAGATTTGTGCTCCCTGTTCAATCCATTTCTTAAATACCTTAGTGATTTTGTGTTGTCCTGCAAATGTTTTGAGTGTGTATCCTTTTTCAAACCCTTGAAGGATTGTGATAACAGGAGCTTCCTCATCTTCATCAATCTGCGCAAGAAGTTCAGGACCTACCATAGAGGTAATAATACCATCTGGAGTAAGAGGAGTTTCTCGTACGAACCCATATTTTTCAAGTTCCTCGTCAAGTCCTACCTGTTCGATAGTTTGGTCAACGATTTCCTGAATGAGTGGGGAAAGCAGCGATTTACCTTCTGCGTAATTCGCGCTTCCAGTATTAAAGTTAACAGTCATATTTGTTTTTAAATTATTAAATTAAGATATTATTACACTACATTAGCTACGAAGATACCGTTTGTTGCAGTAAGAAATTTAACAAGTTTAAATTGCATATATACAACAGCATCAACAGCAGCAGCCGAAGTAGTATCAATATATGAACCAGATGCAGATTCAGTTGTTCCATCAATTACATTCCCAGTTGTGAGATTGTAAAAAGAAACTCCTTCGTCAGCTATTGTCACAGTCCCACCAGAAATTGCACATTCAAATTCAACAAATGGAGATGCTTTAGTATAACTCATAGTTTTCTTAGCAACTGTCTGATTATCAGAAGCAGCAGTAAGTGTTCCATTGCTCATACCCTCAATTCGAGAAGAAGTTGTAGCCTTTACTAGAAATCATCCAGAAAGAGATACAAAATCACCAGAAACTAGAGCGAGTGAGTTTGAAACAATATTTGAACGTGAGCGACTCACTTCACTATTATCTCTATAAACTTTTGCCATAATTATTTATTATTATTAGAATTAAATTATTTAAGACCTAGAATTTGTCTAAGTTCTTTATTTTTGTCTTCTGCGGCTATTTTACCCGCGCTTCCAGTTCCATTTCATCCGCTTACGTTTGCGTTTTGAAGTGCTTGATATCCTACATTAGAAGGATTAGCAATATTACCAAATACAAGCTTAGAAGCAAGCCTAACACGTTCATCTGTATTAATCGTTGTAGATAGTAGCGTGAGTGCTTCTCGTAGTTTATCCTCTGCATCTGCAGAAGCAAACAACTCTTTATTAGTAGATTTTAATTCCTTAATTGAATTTTCAAGCTTAGAACTTTCTGATGTATTTTTTAGAATGGCTATTTCCCTCTTCATCCGTTCTAAATCGTCCATATCGCCTTCATCCTTTTGTTTATAGAATTCATCGCCGTATATAGCTTTTAGCTCGCTTACAGAGTTAAGACCGTAGATTTCAGAAATCACCTTGTTCTGTAGTTTGGTATCTTTGATATCCAAAATAGATTTAGGATTTTCCCGTCCTCTTTCTAGTGTAATCTCAATTAATGCTTGAGATTTCTTTGTGTAATCAGATTGAAGATTTACGTAGTCTTCTTTCTTAATCACTTCTTCTTGTTGAGTTTGTACCGAAGTATTCTCATTGTCTTGCCGAACTTCCTCAACGGAGCTATTCGAATTTGTCATAACTAGTAATAGTTAATTAATATAAGTACAGTGAGTATATATGAAAAATATTAAATGTCAATACCCCCCTATTTCATATTCTTATATTGACGAGTTAATCATATACGCGTAGCTAATCAAGTTTTAAATCAATTAGCAAATTCTCTTGTTATCTTTCAATCAATTATATCATTTGCAACTTCTTGCATAAGAATATCAAATATCTTCTTTTCAAGTACCTCATCATAGTTACCAATCCTCAACTTCTCATCCCTCGAAAGAGATAAGAAGATAAAAGAACGGGTATATGCGTATACGAATCTTAATAGTTTAATTGTTTCCATTATTGAATTGAGTTAGGTCTAGACGGCATTATCACAGGAGCTCCACTTCGTTGTTCTGGTGGTACGAATCCTCCTAATTGTTCTTGTGGATTCTCTCAAGGTTGAACAGAAGCATTATCATTTAATCAAGCTTCTTGAAGTACTTTATCTGGCGATTTCGCTGTTGGTTTATTTTCTAACAACTTATCAATATCAACTGACTTATCCATAATACCTCTTCAAGCTTCTATAAGAGCTCGTGGGTCTACCACAGGAGCACCTTGAGCATCCTTCATATTAGCAACAAATTGAACAAAGTCAATATAATTAGCCTTATCTCTTTCACTACTATCATTAATCAAACTTTCAACCATAGGTATAATCATAGTCTTACCCTTTTGAAATTCTGGTTTTAGTAGGAATGTTCCATAACCTCCATTAATAGCTTCTACATTACCTTCTGGACTAATATTCATACCCTTAACAGAAATCTCAAGAGGCTTACCATCATAATAGAACTCTATATTACTCATACGAAGACGACCAAGACGCTCAAAGAAATTATAAGCATTAATCTTCAAACAAAGGTTAATACGGCGTTGTGCGCTCTTTGTCTTCTCTCAAGCTTGAGTTGCAGTTGTTTTATGTGAAACAAGTTGTGACTTGAAGTCTACTCAAGTCTCTATAATAATATCCTCATCAATCTTCTGCTCCATATCTTTCAGACTTGCCCCATTTATATTTGGTGCATAAAAACCAATATCTTCTTTATCCACACGCGCGAAACTTCTAAGTCCAATTTGTAGACTAGCTTCATCAAAATCCGCAGTAGGAGATATAGTAGTAAATCAGAATTGAGCCTTAATAACCTCAATGCCAAGAGAACGAACTGAGTTCTTTAATGCTCGACTTCATTCTGTGATGTCGAACTCACCCATACCATAAACATCATCTTCTATATAATGGTCAGTAAAATTAACTAGAGGTATTTGTTTATGAGTAAATGGAATTGGCATTTTCTCATCATTTGGAAGTGGGTTTATCCATATTCCATTTGCTATAACTATATATTGGTCTCTTGATTTATTATAATACGATATAACAGAAACTATCTTACTAAGCTCACGAGGAACACTAGAAGGATTAAATACTATAGTATAATTCTTCTCATCAACAAGGTCAGATTGTGCAAGATTATAATATCGTTTACCAAGTGGGATATTCTTCTCACTAACTCAACTAAATAGAGGGTTAACAGAGAATTTAGCTATAAACTCGTCTCGTTCCCAATGGCGAATTATAATAGCTTCTGTGGATAGTTCAAGTGTTGTATTATTCACATATACATTCTCCCAAGGTATATGTTCAAGGTATACATCATCATAATCCTTTACAAGTTCTTTCTTGTAAGTTATCTTTCCATCTACCATAGAAGGAATATTTATTTCCCTTCACTCGGTACGAATATACTCCATACCCCAACCTGTCCCGTACTTCATAGCATCGAATACAATCTTTGCAACTGCATCATCAGTACGACTTGTAAGCCATAGATGAGACCAAAGAAGTTTCTTAGCTTTAATATTAGCACGTGCATCATCGTCTAGCGGCAAAAAGCTCCATTCTGGAAAGTTCTCAAGAATCTCAGAAGCCTTTGTATTAACTAAAGCAAATCAAGTATTCATACCATAATTACTATCATCATTATCACGACTAGCTGACTTTAGTTGTTTGTACTCATTACGAATTTGAAGATACTTCCAATATCTATGCTGTTTTAGGCTCATCATATACCACAATCTTTGATGAATTTGTCAAGGGAGCGTATCTAGGTCAAACTCTTCTTCCTTTAATTTATTATCTGATGCTTTTGCCATAAGTTATAGGTTAGATTTATAAGCTTCTATTATTTCTTTTCTATGGGATTCTTTGTATTTTTTAATATACTTTGATTCTTTATATGTTTTAGACTTAGGAGAGGAATAAGAGAATATAAGATAACGAAGCGCATCAAGTGCATCATCATTAACCTTCTCAACTTCACCATCCCTCTTCCCACCTTCCTTATAGAAATGATTGGAGAACTCAGATATTATATTCTTGCATCTATCAGATACAAATATCTTTCTTTTAAATAAAAGGTTATTAACCTTCATTATTCAGGCTCGGCGATTACTCATATCATTACCATCTAGACCTCTTGAATGTTTATTAGCTCTTATAGTTCTAATTCAAAGTGCTTGAAGTTCTAATCATTCACGAGCACCAGCCGTATCCCTAGTTGTATATTCAAAATCATATCATTTACTTTTTTCGTGGAATATTTCAGCAAAATCAGATAATAGTGTATTCTTCATATATATTTCATCAAATATATATATATTATCATCTCAATCAACAGCGGCGAATATCGCAGCCATTGGATGGGAAGTACCAAAGTCTATAGAACGATAATACTTGAACTCAGTATCTGGGAAGTTATTGTTAGTTGGGTCTAGATGACGAATTACGTGGACAGAAGGATTGAATTCCGAGTATACCAATCAGCTTGGAGGAGCAAAGCTACCTTCAACACGGCGAAGATACTCTTCATTTGAATATCAAGAGAATAGCCGATGGTCGGTATATGGATTCTCCTTAGCGCTAACCTTTATCACAACTTTCGCAGTATCAATCTCACTAGCCTCTTCATTAAAGAAAAACTCATACACAGGAGTCTTTCAAGCAAGTGGAGTCATCGTAATCAACATCTCACTCCCCTTCACACGAGTACGAGCAAATAACTCCATCCACACATCGTGCTTTCTCGGCTCCTCATCTAGCCAAACGAAGTCTGGGTTACCTCATTGGAGTCCCTCGCCTTCTTGGTCATACGTCATTATCTTTATTTGGCATCCGTTCTTTAACTTAACTCATTTCAATATCTTATTATCTCGATGAGGATTCCCATCTATCATCTCAGGAGGTATTCTAGTCTTACTAAACTCTCAAAGCAAATAAGGGTCTATGGTTGATTGGATATTACTTCAGCTCTTAGTAACTACCCATATATTCTTCTTCTCACCAAGATACGGCAAATTGTAATGGCGAGTATCTCTACCTAATGCAAGACAAACGGTCACATAGGCTCATAGAAAGGTTTTACCGCTACCATTTCAACCATAATACAAATACCATTTATATCTATCCTCAACTCTCTTTAGCAACTCTATAACCTCTTGTTGCTTTGTTATACCTAGTACCGTATCAACTATACCATAATACTTCTTCCTCTTCTCAAGTAAATCGGCGAGAGCAACTAACTCTTGCCTACGTTCCTCATTAGATAGAAGCTCAATCTCTTGAAACTCTTTTGGTAGTTCTTCTACTACTTTAGGCTTCTTAACAATACTCCTACTAAGCCTAGTCTTCTCACTTACCTTCTTTCGTCAAGGAGTCTTACCTTTTCTCTTACTTGGAACTCAATCAATAGTCAACCTACGCGTAGCCCCGCGCGGACTACTAACTCGTCTAACGCCTATCGGCTCTACTCAACTTTCGTTTATCTCTTCTTCCTCTTCTTTCATAAATAGGCAAATAAAGCAATATATACATATAAGTATACATAAATATAATAAAAGTCAATAGGTAGTAAATTATACAAGTAAATCGTTAGATTTACCTATTACTATTAATAGATAACGAAGTATGAGTTAGATGTTAATAGTAATAGAAATACATACTCATTAGCAACTTCGTTGCAAGGCGGCAATCTTACTAGCCTAATTCTCGTCTTCACTCGAATTGAGTCTAGCTAGACATTCTCGATTCTCTCGAAGTCTAGAGATAATATTTTTTTACTTTAATTATATTTATTTGGTAGTTTATTTAACTAGTAGAAAAAGAAACCCCCCAAAGAAAAAGAATAATAATTCTAAATCAAGTATTAGCCATTACCACTCCATACTCTCTCCAGAGTACGTATCGTTAGGGAGACTTACGTCTACTACCTTCGATTGCTTTGCATTTAACGAGAATGTCTTGTTGTATAATTCTTATTATATAGATAAATATTAAATGTCAATAGGGTGTGCGAATTTAGTCTTGACAATACTTGTTTATTATGTTACGGCGGAACGCAGTGGAGCCGCAAAGTATACACCTTCTTATGTGAATAACATAAAGTTATGTGAAGATTATGTGAAGAAATCTAATAATATACTAATTTGGAATGGTAAGCCCAATGTGAATTTGCGAATATGCGAATGCTAATGTGCTAATGCTAGGCAATTTATCATACGTCCGCCCGTTCATCTACGCACGCACATACCCATACCCCCCCGTCACAATATCCGCACGCTCGCCCATCTCAATTATTCCCTATTTCCTTCCCACAAAAAAACTCCTCTCTTTATAAATCGCTTTACAAAAGAAAGTTAGTGTACTATATAAAGTAATACGCAAGATAGAGAGTATATGTATATGAGTATTTCGCCGATTATCTCATAATCATACATCTTGTATATATAATTTATACAATAGTATCGTAAGTATTGGCTCTAATAGAGCCTTCTTATGCTTTCTTTGTAAAAATCTTTTGACATTCAGAGAGAAATAAATAATATTAACGAGTCGACAAGAGAAAACGAGCAATCGGAAGTATCGGGTTGAAAATATATAGTATATGACTAAGGGAAACTACCAAGAATTACCTTTATATTATAGGACAACAAGACAAGTTAGTATACAAAGTAAAGTTACTTTAGAAAGTAAAGCGATTATAAGTAAAAAGAAAGTATAAAAAAGTTTTGACTTTCGACAAGTAATAGATACAATAGATTTACGAGTTAAGCACAAAGCAAAACTCATTTTGGATAATTCCAAAAGTTCCTGCTCATTTACATCCCGCAATATAACAAGAAAGATATAGCCGATACCTTGTATACTATAAACGTATATTAAAATCTTGCGATTCTTTCCTCTATTATAGGCAATATATAGAGAATACAATCCCTAAAGGATACAAATTCTCTTCCATTTATTATTTATCTTTCTATTATATGAGCAAAATTATATCAGAGGACGCGGTAAAATCTCTTCTATCGCATAAGAAATTCAAGAGAGTAAATACAGAAATAATAGTACACGAGGATTTTACTTGACTATACTTGTATTGAAATTTGATTGCAAAAAAGTATTCATTCAATAATTGTATAAAAGTTGAATCACAAGGACTGGTTAAGGTATCTCTCGCTGGATGGAATACGGTGACGACTAAAGATAGATTGAATGCAATTCCTTGAGTACATATACAAACTCGCAAGGGTCAAGTATATTTGAATTGAGTTGGATGGGACGGTGGATGGATTTCTATCTAAGGATAGAAAAGACTTTACTTTGTAAAGTAGAAAGCAATATAATTAATTATTTGTATTACTTCTTAAGTAAGTTTCCAACCTAGTGAAAGACCAAGTGAGCGAGTAACTAGAATTTACGGCATAGAGTCGTATCTATCTCTATGGGATAGAGTAGGATAAATATTTGTGATTCCAGTTAATTATGGATTGGAACGATAATATTTATCTTGCTCTTTCCTATTGAATATATTTGATAATAGGATTATTTATTTTATAATAATTTTCTATATGAAAAATACAAAAAGAAGAGATTGATTATTACCGTTATATATTGATAATAAAGGTTTTATTTGTACAAAAAGTAAAGAATCTTGACAAATAATTATCGAAAGATATATACTAGATTCTAGTGTTTTTTTAAGAAAACTAAAACCGACTATTAATACAAATATATAATTTTTATTTTATAACTCATTGTCTATATGACAACAAATACAAAAACAATTCGATATGCCTACAATATAGCTTGACAAATTGTGATTTTATCGTATGAAGAGTACAATAATTATCTAAACTTATACCCAGAATATAAAGAAATTAGCTATTGTATATGATAATACTATTTTATTTTTATTAATATTACTATTATGTTCCCGATATTTATTCCTATATTTAAGAGTAGACAAATTTGTAGTTGAGGACTAGGATTGACAAAAGAACAATTAGATGAAATAAGAAATAAGATTGATAAAGAAATTTACAATGAACTTATAAAACCATTTGTAATAATTATAATATGTGGTTTTATTATTGTAGCTTGTTCGGCTATATTGATGGTTATTATGTGAGGTTAATTTTATATTTATTATTTCATTTTATGTCAAATAAATCTCAAAGACTAGAGCAAGTGGTTGACTGATGGGGAAAAGTCCTATCTTTGCCTATGACGAAAGAACAACGAAAGGAATGGACTACAAAGAATATTGACAAGCTAAGTTATCTGGATTATTACTTTATATTTTATAATGGTCGTAAAGTTAAAGTTCCACTTGACAAATACAAAAAAGCTTATGAAGATGAGTTTGGAACTAAATTTTAATTATTAATTTTTTATACTTATGGGTCACTATAGAAAAGAGAATTTTGTCTTATGACAAATAATATTTGAGAAGAGAGATACTCCTACTATGTTAAAAGTATTGAAAATAAAAGAATTTATCAACGTTTTTAATAAAGTAGAAAAGCTCTATCTAACTTGTGAAGTATGACAGGAAGATGATGAGAGGATATGGAGAAATCAAGATAGATTATTTGAAACAGCTGAACAAATAAAAGAAGACAACAATAGATTCAAAAATCATTTGTCTATGTATTAGTAATAATTAAATTTTAGTTTAGATTATTTTATCGTTAAATTAAAGATTATGAATTGATTAAAATTCTTCATAGCACGAGATAGTTTCAATAATCAAGCTACAATCTCGGCGTTCGACTCTATATCTGCCCTTGTTGAGGCAAAAAAGATATTGAGTAAAGATATTATAAGTTTAGTTGCAAGAGTATAATTGAGTTTATTTATTTATTTTATTTTTATGAGTACAACCGAAATAATAAGAGAGCCAAAAATAAAATCTGCTGACTATTTGTACTTGATTATTATGAAAGACAAAAGGTCTACTAGTCATAGAAATGAGTTTAAGAATATTTATTTTGATAACATAGAAATTATCGGAATAAATAATGGATACAGTTGACCTAAAGCCTTAATAGAAAAACTTTTCTGTAATGAAGACTCATATTCTCATAGAGAAATGTTAAAATTTTTATATAGTAAATTTTAATTTTATGGAATTTTCAATAGAGCAATTATTATCTCTTCTATCAGAAGAAGATAAACAATCATACATAAAAGAATTTAAAAGACAATATATCTCTATCAATAATAGATATCCCACTGTATATTATATGATAAACAATTTGAATTTCCACGATACTTTTGAATGAGCCCAATTTTGGGTTGTTTTACGCGACAAATATTCCTATACTACTTTTAATTTATAAAATAATTCTATGAATACAATAAATAATATTGACTTGCTAGATTCAAGTAAGTTTGAAGAAATAAACAATAAGAAAGTAAACTTCATAATTAAATGAGGTAATGAAGTTTGCAAAGGAATTTTGGTTGCCTGAGAATCATTTGATTGAGTTATGCGAATATACCTCTATCATAATAATTCTACCCTAAACGGTTGAGAACTAAGAAATAAACCAGAAACTACTGATGGATTTAAGCATGGTTGGTGTTTTGCAAGTAAATACTACTATGAAAATATTACTATATTTACTTGAAGATACAAAGTAATAAGACTAGAAGAGGTAATAGATGGGTTTGTTGAGGTTTCAAAAGAAGGTAAGAAACAAATATCAGAAAGTGATGATGGAGATATTGTAAAATGATATCATACAAAAGTTCCACTCATATTCCATCGACGAGAAAAAGAACCACTAAAACGCACAGACTTCTTTGGTATTGAGATTGAGCATAATAGTATTAATGACGATGAGGATATTAAAGAATGGATGAGGAGAAATCAAGACTTCTTTCATTATGAACGAGATGGAAGTTTGGATGATGGGATTGAAACAATCTCGCAACCTTTCTCAGAACTATATTACCACGCAAGAGGTAAGAAGAAAATAGCAGACTTTATTCGTATGATTCCGTCAGAAGTAAACTCTTATGATACGGTAAGTAGCTGAACTTGACTCCATATCCATATATCTCGTGCTTCTCTAAAAGAAGAGCTAATTTGTAAACTCTATTTCTTTCTTAATAATCCAGAATGGCGAAAAGAGATTAAGAAAATAGCGGGTCGAGATTCAGAAAGATGGGCGCAACCAAAAGATAATTGTATGAAGAAAAATTTCAAAGATTGTAAGAAAGAGAATGGAGATAGGTATGTGAGTTTGAATCTAGAAAATGAACATACGATTGAGATTCGTATATTCAAATCGTCTTCCATTGTATGGAAAATATTGGGGAGAATTGAATTTACAATGTGCTTACTAAACTATCTTCGTCTAACAGAAGGACGATATTGGAATTGAGTTTCATTTGACAAGTTCGTTGAGTTCGCCGTTGCTCGTGAAAATGAGTATCCAAACCTATTCAAACTACTTGTATCGAATAGTATTGTTGGTTGAGTAGAGATAGATTGTAAAGAGATTGAACAAAATATTAATAACTAATAACTAAATATATCTATGTGTCTACTTATAGTAAAAGAAAAAGGAATACATAAAGTTCCATCCGACCATCTAATGAACGGGTGGAATGCAAATAGCGATGGAGTTGGTGTTGCGTGGACAAAGGGAGATGGGTTTGTATCATTCAAAAAGTTTCTAGAGTATAGCGACTTTAAGAAGTTCTGTAAGACGGCGGAGTTTACTGGAAAGGAAAAGGATTATGCAATGATGTATCATTTCCGTTGGGCTACTCACGGAAGCGTCAAACTACAGAACGTCCACCCATTTGTACTATCTTCCTCTCCTCACGATATTCTAAAGACAGAAGGTAAGGCTAGAAGTGTGGTTGGTCATAACGGAATCATATCTAATGTATGAGCTGACCTTCATACCGACTTCTCAGACACAATGGTATTTGTTAGAGATATTCTTGCGTCAAAAGCTATACGAGAGAATATGGAAGACGATGCAGTCCAAGAACTTCTAGAGAACTTTATATATTGAAGTAAGATTGCAATACTAGATGGTACGGCAAAATTCACATTCATAAATCGCCATTGTGGAATTAAAGAGAAGACGGGAATTTGGTATTCTAATTCCTGATACAAGAGTTTCAATAATTACCGACCACTATCTCTACCACCTTCTATCCAACAATACTCACAAGATGCGTATTATGAGGAATTACAAACAAAGATAGATAGGGAAGAGAGTTTGTATGATAAGGAATATAAAAAAGCATTGGATGACCTTGAATTTGGAAAGAATAAACCATTTGAGTCTCAGAACGCTAGACGAGATGCTCTATTAAACAATAGGACTTGTGACTACTGCCACTGCACGGTAACTGAATTGAAAAGCGATTGATATGGTAGTAAGGTTTGTACCGAGTGTTGGAACTCTTATTTTGTAACGTAAAAATATAATGACTGGAATGACAAGCTGAAATGCTCACGAGATTAGAGAGTTATATTCTATGGGCGAAAGTATTGAAAACATTGCATATAGACTATGAATAAAAACAAGTGAAGTAAGTTATTTTTGTGGAAGATATACAAATTCGCCACCAAAAAAATATATAAAAGATATCGAAAAGAGAGAGGAGGAGATTGAGAAATTATCGAAAGCACGAGGAAAGTCCTATAAAGAGATTCTATATCTTAATTATCTGAGGGGAAACCTTATTCAGGAGGATTATAATTCTGCATTCTATAATAATTAATCTAATTGAGTTTATGAAGTTTGTAATTATTTATATATCTATACTTGTAATAATTTGTATAGTTATATCTAAATCTATTTAATAATAACTAATTAAAGTTTATGAGTACAACAAAGAAAGATATTCTAGTAAGACAAATTCCTATGGACGACCGCTCACAAGAGCTTGCCGATAATGTAGGACGACTATTTAATAACTCTATTAAGCAGAAGATGCGGAATGAAGTTCCAAGCGATATGGAAGTTGAAGAAGAGATGGAAGAAAGTTCTTATGAGTTTAATTTTAACTTTCAAAAGATTGCAAAGATTGCGGGAATTGTCGCTGTAGTTGTTCTTGTATTTATTATTGGACTATCATTCCGTACTCCAGTACCAAAGTTAGACCAACAACTTATTCAAGCAACCGACACACTCCGTTCACTGGAAGCAAATAGGGTTTCATTTGCGAGTGGAGTTGCATTAAAGACTAATCAAGTTACAACTCTTAATAGAGAGGTTGGCATACTTAATGGGAAAATTTCGTCCACAGAAAATAAGATGGAGGAGATTAGGGACGTTATTAATAATATAGTAAACAAGAAAATTTTATCTACTAATGTAAAATAATATGAAACTTCCAGAAACAAAAGGGAATTATTCGATTTATAAAAATTGAGAACGCTATAATATGAGCGCTCACGGAGTATGGAAATGTGAGATTTATAAATGAGAGGCAAAAATATTTCAATCTGATAATGACATTGCTATTAAAACACAGTTGTCAGGATTTTCATTAAATAAAAAAATGATTCTTTGATATGATATTGAAAGTAATTGAGATATTCATTATATTCAAAAATTATGATATAAATACTGATTTACTTCTGACGATTCTGAAAGTTTCATAAAAACAAATAAGGTTTCTATTAATGCTTACTTTGCAAAAAAAGAAATTGATAGGAAGAATAAACTTATAGAAGATAAAATAAAATCATTCAAAAATTTTCTAGGTTCGCAAAAATCTACCATAGAAAGGACTTTCGATAATCTAGGTGAGCTAGAAGAATCAAGAGATTTATTTCTAAGTGAGGTTGCTAAAATATACTCGGAAAACTTTGAGTTGATAGTAAAAGAATTTAAATCACCAAAGATTAAATCACAAATTCGCAATCTATTACATAAACTTACTAAATAATTATGAAAGCAAAACTAAATTTGTCAACAACCGAGAAGGTAGTAGTAGGAGGAACTATCCTATCTTCTATTGTTCTAGGTGTAGTTCCAACGGTTATTATTGGAGGAATTGGATACTACTTTAAGGACGATGCCGAGAACTTCCTAGTTAAGAACTGACTAATAACACGAGCTCCAAAAGAAAATCTATTCTCTAAAATCTCTAACATATGGAAAAATTAAATCTAGATTCTCTTAATAATCTTATTAATGAGACGGGCGACATTATCCATAACGACTCCTCTCAATTTGTTGAGGAGGATGTGATGGGCATTAACAAAGACTTTGAGGATATATATAGCGGGATAGGAGGTAATAAAGATTCTGCCATATTGTCTTTTATTAAAAAGATAGTAGGAAAGGATGAAGGTTTTGAATATAAAAGCTTTGAAGGAAAGATTGGTGCAATATTCTCACGATATGATGGGACTTATGACGGGCTAGTAAGTAGTGAGGCTATGTTTAGTAGTTATAACGAAGGACTAGAATCTGAGATTGCAAAGATAGATACTTATCTAGAGTCTAACGTAGACAAGATAGATGGCGAAGATGACGAGATTGACTATAGGACTATTCAGGTAATGAAGGAGAATCTTATATTGACAAAATCGCGTATTGATTTACGACTATCTTCTACTCGAAAGCTTATCAAGACTATGGCGACTAATCGTCCTATATTCCAAACTTTATTGAGTTCTGCTATGTTGGAGGTTTCTGGTCAACGCGCCGTAGATAGTTCTATTAAAGTTATAGGTGCGATAAGCGGTACAATCTCTCGAATCTCAGATAAACTTACACAATCGACAAATTCAACTGCGCTTATTGCTTCTTCTACTAGAACACAACCTATTATTTATCTTGAATGAATTAGAAAGAATCTTGAAACTCTACAATTAACCGTAGAGAAAATTAAGGAAGAAGAGACTAAGGTTCTTCTTTTGAAATAATAATATATGGCGGTGAGATTCCGCCTACTTTAATATTAATATCTATATATGGGTAAATTTATGGTGAACGTATTGGTAACTATTGCGGTACTGGTAGGAGTTTGGGCAGAATGTGCGAATATGAAAGTATTTGCAGATACGAATTGGACTAAATCGACTTATGAATTATACAACAAAGTTCAGAAACTAGGTATGGAAAAGAACCTTGCTTCTTATGTTATTAATCGTTGCAAAGAAACGGCTATTAATCCTAGTCGTTGTGTAGTTACCGCTTGTATGATTGCTAAATCTGAGAGTCAAATGGGGCAGAATGCAAAAGGAAATAATGTATGGGGAATTAATGAAGGAAAGAAATATGCAAGTGTATATGCTAATTTCGACCGATGGATTAAGAGTTATAATATTTATTGGTACAATAGTCCACTTCCATCTCATTATTATCCACCAAAATGAAAAACAAGTAAGACTTGATATTGTACTAGCGAGGAAAGTTCTGGAAGCTCAAAGGGTTGTCCAAACTGATTGCGCCACGCAACTTATGCTTATAATTTCTTAACTTATTAAATATATGAGAGATAGAATATGAGGATGAATATCTTTAACACTTTTAGTTTCATACTTATTTTGAATCGTTAAATTCTTCTATTGGATATCTAATTGAGAGGTGTGGTGACTATTGGCTTTAATTCTTTTCCATATTATAATTTTTGCAATTATTATTCCTATTGAAGAAGAAAAAGAAGAAGAAAAAAATAATATTTAAAAATCCATTATATGAAAACAGAACAAAATCTTCCTATTACAAAGATGTTGGAAGAAAGCAATTACTTTTGAGAAAAATCTTCTTTCTATGATGAAATTCTCCCACAAGTCCGAACTTTCGAAATCCAACAACTCTCACAAGCCAAAGCAAATGCAGAGGCTATGGTAGTGGAGGTATTGGAGGATATGCTACACTGATATTACCCAAGTAAATTTTATGATGCAGCCTGAATTATACGAATGGTAATAGAACGCTTCCAAAAGAAGAGCCAAGAAGGAAATACTATTTGCGATAACCTTACTACCAATGAGTAACAAACAAGCTATAGAAGAAGCAAAGAAGATGCGAGACCACGCAGTAGATACTATTGATATAAACTCCAAATATGATATTGGATATATCGAAGCACTAGAAGACCTCATCACTCGCCTAGAATCTCTACCACAAGAACAAACAGGATGGATAAGTGTAAATGAAAAATATCCTCCTCAAAATTCCAAAGAATTTCTTGCAATATGGAATTTACAAGGAAATGTCCAACAAATAGTTCGATGGGACAAAATACACAGTCAATGGATTTCCAAAGATAGAACAGTATCAATGTTCCAATATTGGCAACCCCTCCAAGAACCACCATTATCTACTAACAAATAGGACTATGTGTACACTTTCATACATACGAGATGCGGAAGACAGTCTTGACGCTCAATCAGGATTCGATGCATATCAAAGAGAATCAGAACCATTGCCACAAGAAGATTAAGAAATCTACTTTTATCCTTTTTCTAATAAGACTATGGAAAATTTACAACTCGAATTAACGAAGCTATTGGGTAAGAAGGAATTATCGTTTTGATGCAAGATAGAGAAATGGTGCAGATATGCCACTATAATACATAAAATTGAATGATGATATAAAATATTGGCTGATGATTTACAAGTACATAATATCCAAAAACCAGATATTATTATCGGTCATCCTCCAACTCTCATAAATTTTCATAGATTTTTGAATGAGAAATGAATTGTATGGGGTCAATGGGAAGATAAAATACAATTTTATCCATTATCTATGTATGATGAATGAATCCCATATGATTCCTCGAAAGAACTACTCGACCAAGAAGAATCTACATTGAAGCAAATTATTTCTTTAATAAGAGAACAATGAAACAGTACGAATGTATAAGAGATTTTAGAGATTTAAAAAAATGAGATATACTTGAAATGCCACAATGAACAGTATATCTCCAAGATTCAGTGTGAGTCGCATTTAGCATTGATTCATTAGTAGAAGATGGAGTTTTGAAGCAAATAATTGAGCTTATTTCTAATAATAAATAATCCTATGGAAAATACATTTTACACCCGCATTCGTGACGAATTCCTTGAACCTGCCGGGTTGATAAATAAGGAAGTGAGTTTTTGATGTGAGGTGAAGAACTACAGATGAGTATGAAAGTTTATTTGAATAAATTGTCCTTGGTGAATAGACTCATACTATTCTATTGATATAGATTGAAGCAGATATGATGTTTCTCTTTGAAGTTGAGTAGAAGTTCCGAAGGAAGTTATCCTCGGTCACCCTTATGACCTACGGGAAGTGATGAGGTGGTTTGATAAAGAAAAACAAATGTATTTTATATGAGCAGATTGAGTTATTGGTACCCGTAGTGCTACTGATGTGGAAGCAAAACTTGACCTATCAAAACCACTCCGAGACCAAGACCTAGAACCACTATACAATCTTATGAAATCTTTATCTGGAAGCGTTAATCAAAAGTAATTATGAACCCACTAGAAGTATCGGAAGATACGCTCGTATATCAGAAAATAGCAAGAAAAGACAAATCATTTTGACTTCTTTTCCATCCAAATTCTGATGACTATAAAGAGATATATATGTTTTTGGAAACAGATAAACATTTGAGAGTATCAGACAATTCTATAATTAAAATATCAGAAGCTGACTATGAAATTCATTGATGGGATATTGATGCAATAGGTCATAAAATAATATTAAGTGATGTATTATTTTATATAAGACATTTATATGACTCATCAGAGGAATGATATTCCAATGCAATAGACTATGAAGAAACAAACATAAGAAAATATTGGGAATTATCAAAACCAACATATGAAGAACAAAGTGAAGAATGTAAATCTTATATCCGTAATCTTATTTAAAAATATGAACACTAAACTTCTACACTGGATTGAATATGATGGTAAGCATTATCTATCAATCGGAACAAAAGCACCTTGGGATAATACTATTCAGATACGACTACCAGAATATATTTGTAAAAAACTTAATCTACTTTTCTAATTAACCCTATTATGTCACACATTACCCTAAAAGAACACCACGAAGGAACAGAAATTATTAAGCACCACAAGAAACCATATTCATTACCTGTAGAAGAAGTACGGTCTTGAGTATGCTCCAAAGTTAAAGAAAGCCTCGAAGCATTTGGATATGCGAAGTGTGATGGATGTAGTTCTATTTGTATAACTAAAAAGTAATATATGGTAGATGTTAATGAGATTTTGTCAACAACATCCTTTACTATCTATAAGTTTATATCTTACAAGAACGGCGGAGATTGTATGTTGCTATACTTCCGTTATCTTATTCAAAGTCGTATACAAACAACGGCGAATACATATTCAACGGATAGTTTTATGATAAAGGCTATGGGTTGGGGTAAAGATAGATTCGCAAACGCTAAGAAAGTTCTTATTGATACTGGGTTTATAGAGCCAATCATAAGACGCGCGGAATATTGAACTATCCTCTCGCACTTCATTCGAGTTAAATTTGACATTGGCTTTGTAGAGCAATCCTATCCAGAACCCCCATTACCCAGAGAGTGGGTTGAACCAGCAACTGGTAAACGGGAAACAAATACAATAGAAGAAAAGATAAATACAATAGAAGAAAAAGAAAATACATTAGTAGTAAAAATAGAAACAATAAAAAAGAGACCAAAGATTTCTAGTAAATCGGTCGATGTTGTTCTATCTACTATTAAAGAATCTCTATATAAGTCCGATTACTCTTATTCAAGTATAAAGGAAAGAATGTGGGCTAGTAACCTATTGAGAAATAACGAATGGAAGAAGCTAGTTGAAGAGAGCGGGTGAGATTGAGTGCTACTGGTTAGTAATATTATGGAATATGCGAATGAGGATGCGTTCTGGGTAGGCAAAATTACGTCCGCTATGAGCTTTTATTACAAGTTCCCTATACTTTCTAATCAAATGAAAACAAAGGGTCTCTTTAAGCGAACAAATGCGAAAGAGGACGAAGAGCGAAAACTCGCCGCATTAGAGTTCTTTAAACAATTATAAATTATCTTTTGATGAAAATTAAAAAAAGTTTTGACATTTACTATTATTTTATATAATTGAGTTTATTAGTTCTTTAACATTCTTATTATGAATAAGCCAGAAAAAGTTGAATACTTCTTTAAGAAAATGGAAGAGTTCGGAATAGAGTTTCACGACTATCAAGATGATGTTGAAAATGTAATCATTTCTATTATTTCTTAATAAGCTTCATAACTATGGAATGCGGTCTTTGGAATGAAGATGAGTGGGACGAAGAATATGAACCATCTCGCTGGACACTTAAAGAAATAGACGAAGATACTTATATGGAGAACCAATAATTAAAACTTATGAGTGCAGAAATTATAAAAGAAGATATGGAAAAGGCTTACTTAGGAAGTCTCCTCCATTGAGAAACAACCGAGCTCCATTGAATTACAGAAGAAAACTTCTTTCTAGAATCAAATAAAAATATATTTAATGCAATCTCATTACTCGTAGCTTCTGACTCTCCTATTGACATTGTCACTGTTAGGGATAAATTAGATGATATGGGTAAATTGGAAATTGTATGAGGAAATTCCGCTATTATAGATATTGTTGAAGGTGGTTATTCTCCTCAAAATATTGGCTATTATGCTAATAAGATGAAGAAGGCAAGTCGCCGCTCAGAAGTAGCAAAGATAGCAGATAATTTAATGAAGAGCGTAAAGGATTGAGAGATTGATAGTGGTGAGATTATAAATTATGCAGATAGATTATTGAGTATGAATAACCTAGACTCATCTGAGTATAGTCTAGATTCTATTATTGAAGATACAATGGGATATATTGAGAGTCGTCAAGGTAAGAAGTTATTTGGTCATAGCTTCTGAGATAATCTTGAGTTCCTAGACCATTACACTAAATGAATCCAGAAATGACGAACGTATCGAATTGGCGCAGTTAGTAACTTAGGTAAGTCTCAATTAGCTTATAATATGATAACGAATCTTCTAGACCAAGGAGTAAAGGTAGCATTCTTCACACTAGAGAATGAGAAGAGCTTTACTATAACAAACATAATGGCTAATAAGGAGAGAGTCAACTCTCATTCGGTAGAAGATGGGTCTCATAGTGTAGACTTTGGTTGGTTAGATAAGCACAAGAAGGATTTTTATCTTATTGATGAGGAGTATGAGCTAAGTAAGATATTCGCCAGAATACTAGAGATAAAGCCAGAGGTTGTATTTATAGATTATATTGGTCTAATCAACATCCATAAAGTTACCGAGCAAGATATGTATACACAATACGCTCGCCGCATCCAGAACTTTGTTAAGAAGACAAAAATTAGCCTTATTGACCTATCTAATCTAGAGAAAGGCGCGGATGAGGAAAGCATTAGGATGTATGGTGGGTTCTATTGAAGTAGCTTCTTGCGCAACAACACAGACGTCGGCATTCATCTATTCTATTACTCTCCTTTCTATGAATGGAGGAAGAAGAGCGGATTATTTATGGACGATAAGATAAAGAATATCGCCGTTGTTACTATGCTGATTAGTAAGAATAGAATATGAACCGCAAGAGTAGAGCAAGTATTTAAGATAGACTTTAATAGGGGTTGATTATTTACTCCCGCCACAGAACAAGAATTAAGCCTTTGGAACTTTTAGTATAAAAAGAATTTCTAATTATTAATAATAGAATATATGACTATAAAAAAGAATCTCACAGTTGATGAGATTTTAAAGAAAGTGGACAGTTGAGAAATAAATAAAAGTAATTATAATGAATGGGCAGAGGTTTATAAAGAACTTAAATATGCAGGTTATTTAGTAAGAACAATACAAGTAACATTCTTTTTTACATTTGGTTATCTTATTGGTTACTTCTTAACTCATTAGTTTTATGACAAAAGAACAAGCAGAATCACTAACAAGTGAAATACTAGGAATAGTAGACAACTATTGTAATCTAGATTGAGCTTATGATTATAAAGAAATGGTGGATAGTATTGCAAATACAATTTTAGATAATATTTAATCACTTAATTTATGACAATTAAAAAAGATATTTGGAAAGTAGATGAGCGGAAGTTGAGAGCTTGACAAATAGTTAAAAGTAATCGTAGTACATCAATTAACACGATTACTCTCGCCGTTGTATCTATTATTCTTTTGTTGAGTATTATTTTTATTCCGTTATTTATTTAAACTTATGGGCTTCAAGTGATACGGTAAAATCTATCGTATGGGAAAGGATGAGACAGAAGGATTACTACAATGAGTTTGTACTATTCAAGAGAAAGTAGATGGTGCGAATTTGAGTATTTGGATGGAGGATAGTGAAATCCACGTTTGAAGTCGCACACAAGATGTAACTCTCGGAAGTTTCCGAGGTGCGGTAGAATACTGTAAGGGGCATAAGGGAATTTGCGAATATCTAAGACTATATCCACTTCATAGACTATATGGAGAGTGGCTTGTCCCACATACGATTACATCATACAACGCTGAAAATTATTCCCATTTCTATATTTTTGATATAGAGAACGAGGAATGAAATAGAATGAGTCAAGAATATGTTAGAAGTGTTGCAAAAGACTATAAAATTCGCACTCCTCATACGTTCGCCGTTATTACAAATCCAACAATAGATAATCTTATGGAGTTTGTTGGTAAATCTACTCTATGACCTATTGGAGAATGAGTAGTAGTAAAGAACGAGAAATTCGTAAATAAGTTTGGTAATGAATGCTATGGGAAAATAGTTTGAGATGAGTTCAAGGAAGATAATGCAATCGTATTCGGTAATGCAGCAAGTGATGATGCTGAGATGAAGTTGGTTAGTAAGTATGTGAATATCGAGCGTATCCGCAAGGTTATGAATAAGATAGAGCAGAACGAGGATAAAGATATTGAACGTAAGGATATATCTAAGATTATATGAATGACGTATTACGATTTTCTTCAAGAAGAAGTTGGTTCTATTTCTAAGATGGGGATTATAAACTTCAATAGACTATCTAAACTATCTACTCAAAAGATTGCAAGAATCGCATTAGATATAATTGATTGAAATCCAGAATCAGTAGCATTTAACTAAAAACTTATGAACCAATGACGAGACCTTATCGAGACTCTTTGTCCTATAATTGTATCAAGTAATTATGATAGTAGTACAAATAAAATATATTTCTCGGTTCAAAAAGAAATAGATTGAGAAGTTGTAGTAGAACAATGATTAGCTTTAACTGCTTGCCTTCGCCGTATTGAGAAGAAATGTAAGGATAAATGATATGTAAAGAGTATTAAATATCCAAGAATATATATTAAATAATACAAAAAACTTATGAAAAAATTAGTTCTATTAAAAGGTTTGCAAGCATCTGGTAAAAGCTCGTGGGCGAATAATGAGGCTAAAGATAGTATGTCTATAGTATTAAATAAAGATACAATTCGTCAAGAACTTCATAAAGGAGTATACTCAAAGAGCAATGAGAAAGAAGTAGTTGCATATGAACGATGAAATGTTGAGAGTCTTATGATGGAGATGTACCCATATATCATCGTAGACAACACCCACCTAGGGACAGATAATCCACACATCGCCTTTTATAAGAATCTAGCATCTCAATATTGATATGAAGTGGAAGTAAAAGAGTTTGATACTCCACTATGGGAATGTATTGAGAGGGATTCAAAACGAGAATGAAGCGCGCGAGTTGGAGCTAAAGTAATACTTGACACATACAATAAATATTGCGTAAATAAAAATATTAACTCTCCCAAGCTAGTACAAGACAAGAGTCTTCCAGAAGCTTATATATTCGATATTGATTGAACATTAGCTCATATGAGCGGACGGAGTCCTTACGATTATTCAAAGGTATGAACAGATATTGTTGATAAGGATGTGAGGGATTTGCTTAAAATTATTGAGAATACTTGACGTGAGATTATTATTGTTAGTTGAAGAAAAGACGATTGTCGAGATGAGACTATTGAATGGATATCGGATAACGTAACTCAATACTTCCAATTATTTATGAGGAAATCGGACGACTCGCGTTGTGACTCAATAGTTAAACGGGAAATCGCCGAGAAGTATATTCTTCCTAAGTGTAATGTGAGAGGGGTATTTGACGATAGAGACCGAGTTGTTAAGGCTTGGCGTGAGATGGGACTTACTTGCTTTCAAGTTGCTTATTGAGATTTTTAATTTATAATTTATTTTAATATGGAAGAAGATAAATTTAATCTTGAATGAGTTAAGAAGTTTTTGGAAGACAAATGACATAACATATTCTATGTTGCAGTATATGGTAGCCAAAACTATAATCTTGATACGGCGGAATCGGATGTTGATTATAAGGCAATTATACTTCCTAAGTTAGACGATATAATTGAGAACTCAAAACCATTTTCTTCTACTTATGAGTTTGGTTGAGGGTTAATAGATGTTAAGGATATTCGCGCATATATTGATAGTGCGGTTAAGTGCAATATAAACTTCATAGAGATTCTTAATACTCCATATTTTATAGGCTCAGATAAACTAAGAAAGTTCTTCATTCCACTACAAGAGACTATGGGGAAATTGTATTTAAAGGCTTGCTATTGAATGATGTTGGAGAAGTACGAGGCTTTGCGCCATCCGTATCCTTCTATAGTCCATAAGATAGAAAAGTTCTGATATGACCCAAAGCAACTTCATCATATCGTAAGGCTAAGAATCCTTATGGATAGATTCGTTAAATGAGATATTTGAAATTTCCTCCATAATTGAGATGAGAGAATACAACTTATTTGATTAAAGGTTGGTGATATTCCTAGCTTATGAATAGACGAGATAGCAAATTTAAATATCGAATACGCAAAGAAAATACGAGATGAATATCTAGTTGAACCTATATTCGATGTGAAGTATGATATGATAGAGGAAGGGAGAAAGATAATTAAAGAATCTATTATAGAGGAAATTAAATTATCTTTTGACATTTAATCTTTATGTGTATAATAGAATATATAGAGTAATTAATAACACAATTCATATGACAACGACAGCCACATTAGATTGATTGAGCAGAGACTCTTTCTTCCAAAAGAAACGACAACTAACAGAACTTGGTTGAGTATCACCCGCAATCTTCACCACAGAAGACAAAGACATAGCTTATATGATAGACGATAAGGTTTATGTGTCAATGGAAACGTTCCTAAGAAAGAAAAGAAATTGAGACTTTGGAGTAGTAGAGGATAACGATTGAATACTCGTGTGATATTCAAAATTTATGTTCTTGAATTAGATATATTTATTAAATAATTATTATAATTTATGACAATAGGAGTAGTTAAGACATCTGAGAAATTTCTAAGACAATTTCACAACAAGACGTTCAAGATTAACAAGGTATACAACGATTACAGAACGGGATGTATTGACCTAGGTAATGACAAATATCTATTCCGCACATTCAAGTGGTTCGGAAAGGCAGAAGACCAAGTTCTACGAGGAGGCTCAGACCGAATCAAAGAGTTTACAAAAGAGTATGAGGTTGCTAACGGCAGAGAGCTTCGAGAGGTTATCTGGGACGGAAATACTCCTACCTATATGAAGGTTAAAGATAAGTTGGATAAGGACTTCTGGAAGACTTGGGGAAAGGTATTTGATATAGAGATTGAGTTTGAAAAAGAACTTAACGTTACTCGCTACTATGATAAGAAGAATAACGTAGATGTAACTGAGAGTGGAGATGTGGTAAATGTAACTTGAGTGAAGGCTTGAAAAATTAAGTCTATGTTGAGGGGCGTGATGGACGAGGATAAAGGAGAACTAATACCACTTGTAGAAGGCAAAGACAAGGCAGGAAATGAGGCTATGGTGGAAGCGTATGACTGGGAAGATACTTTGAAAAATGTGCTAGAAGGAAAGTTTGTGAAGATGAAGGTAAGTGGAGAAGGAATGGATACGAAGTATATGTTCCAAGAAGGAAAAGAGTTCGTTAAAGAAACTAAGAAAGAAGTAGACGATGAGCCGTTTGGTATTGAAGATGGCATTCCGTTTTAATAAATAATTATCTAGCTTATGACAATGGAAGAAGATTATCTTCAAGTTAGAATCGATAGGTCTCACATCCCGTGAGACTTTATCGTTAATTCTATTATAAAGAAATTCGCACCAGAAGAATATATACAACTACTTAAACAAGCCGAGTTCGCTCTACTAGAACCACTAGAAAAAGATAAGATAAATAAGAAGGCGGCAATAGTTTGGGGAGAGAAAGTAAGAGTAAAAGAACTTATATCAGAAGAAGATAATGATAAGTTTGTAAAAGACCTTATAGAAAATAAGCCTTCTAAATTCAAATCAACTAATAAGAAAGATTGGGTGAAGATGGTGGCGCTACTTACGTTAGCTTATTGACCTAAAACAATTAAATCAAATGGTAAAGAAAAAGGATAATCTACCAGATAAATACTCGGAAGAGTTACCTAGAGTCTCGCAATTAGTCGAGGCTCTTTATCCTTTTGAATGAACCGATTGAGAGTTCCGTTTCCATAATTGGCTAATGAGTAAGGATATTCCAGTAGATGAATATATGAAGGTAGCAAGTGATGCTTGAACCCATATCCATTTATGATTAGATAACTATATCAATTGATTAGAGGAATCTTTTTCTGAATATGAACCTCATACAAAAGAATACATCTCCCATTGAATTGATTTTTTAATTAAAGAGAAAGTTGCTCCTATATCAACAGAGGAATATATAGCAACCAACAGCTATCAATGAACTATAGATTTAGTTGCGTGGATAGATTGAGAACAATGGGTATTAGATTGGAAGACTTGGGGAATAGCACAAGAGATATTAGGAACTAAGTGAAGCAAGTGGAAATATAAGAAACCGTATCAAAAGTTGAAGAAGGCTACTGTGCAATTATCTCTATATGCAGAAGCTAAGTGAATAAAGAATATTTGAGTTGTAGAGCTCGCAGTTGATGGATACCATTTCCATAAACTTAAATTACTCAAGAAGAAAGAGATTGACGATATTGTTAATAACTATTACCTATGACACAAAGATTTATCCCAGAAGACAAAGTAATACTCAAATTCCGTCTTGATTTTGATGAGGATATGAAGTTGAGTATGAATAAAGTTTGGAGCGGTTGACCATGAACCCAATGGGTTAGGAAGAAATCTGCTGACCTTTGGCACGAGGATATCACTACTTATCTTGAAAGTAAACGAATAAAGCCAATAAATGAAAAAGTAGATTTCTTCTTTGAGTTTGCATTCTGTACTTGAGGGACTTGAGGTAGACAACGGCAACTTGACAGCTCTAATTGTAGTGCTATGGGAAAGATGATAGAGGACTCATTAAAGTATGATAAGAAGAAAAATCCTAAGTGAATTATCCAAGATGATACAGCATTTTATGTGTGATGGTTTTGTTTAAAGACAATAAATTTAAGCTTAGAGGAACGACAGAATCTCGAAAGTAGTTATGTCGATGTATATATATGTAAAGAATAATGACTATGATAGAAATATATAAAGATATTCCTTGATATGAGTGAATATATAAATCAAGTAACATTTGAAATATTATTATTGTCAATTATAGATGAACTTGAAAAAGTAAGTTAAAAATATCTACACTAAGAAATTGATATCCATCTGTTGAGTTATGGAAAGATTGAAATAATAAACAATTTCTTGTATCTAGATTAATGGCTTCATCGTTTATGTGATTAGACCTAAAAGATAGGTGGACATTTGTTTGTCACAAAGATGATAATCCATTAAATAATACATTAGATAATTTCTTTCTATGAACTTGTAAAGACAATACACAAGATTGTATTTTAAAATGAAGGAAAGTAATTATAACAAAGAAAGTTTCACAATTTTCTAAGGATTGAATATTTATAAAAGAATGGGAATCACTTAGAAGTGCAGCAGAAGCGCTATTAATACAACGACCAAATATAAGCAATTGTTTAAGATGAGAAAGACCAACTGCCTGATGATTTATTTGGAAATTTTAGTTTATATAAATATTAATGCTTAACAAATGGCAAAACTCATTCCAGAAATAAAAGATTACATAAGAGAGATTGTCTCAGATTATGAAGGCAATTCCTCTATCGAGAGAAACCGCACTGTTATTGAATCTGTTAAAGATAGGTTTAATGTAGTAGTAGATTCTAAAGACATATATGATGTGGCTATTCGACTAAAGAAAGTAAATGATACAATCCAAGAGTTGAATGAGATTGTGGGTGATTATAAGAGTTATGAGGTTGTTAACGATAATTATGTGTTTATTCAAGATGGAAAGTCCTACACTATTCCAGTTGAAGAGGTTGACCGTATGTTCTACGATTTCTCTCGTCACGGTGGAAATTTGAGTTGAGAGACTATGTTACAAAAGTATGAGTTGAAGCCTCAAGTATGGCATATGGTTAAGAACCGACTACGACTATATAAAGATTCAAACGTAATTAGCCCATATACCGCAGAAAATACTCCTGAGGAAAAGCTAGATGAGATAATTGAGGAAGCTTCCATCCGACATAGGGATACTATTAAAAGTAGAATGGTAAAGACTCACGAGGTATTGTGGAAAGCAGAGAGTGCGCGAGCTATTAGAACTCTATCAAATGTTGAGTATTTCCTAGATAATATTCGCCGTTATCTTACCGACTATAAACCAAAAGAAATAGAGTTTGTAGAATATAAAGAGAATAAAAATTATCCTCCTCTTACTATTGCTATGAGCGATTTCCACTTTGGTAAGAAAGGAACAAGTGAAATAGTTGAGCGTATTGGAAAGATTAAGAATTATATCCTATCACAACCAAACTCAGAAGTACAAATATTAAGTCTTGGTGATTTGGCGGAAGCTCTAGTTGAAGGGGGTATGCACCCTTGACAAGAGAGTAGTATGGAATTAGTTGGTATTGACCTTATGTTATTTATATCTGAGTTGTTTGAGAGTTTTCTTATTGATATTTATAATAGTGGGAAACGGGTTACATTTAATTGAATCTGAGGTAATCACGACCGACTCTGAAAGACTCACTCGGAAGATATGAAGAGGACTTGAGCACTTGTTATATATGAGTTCATTAAGAGAGGGCTATCGGCTAGTGAGATTGATGTGAATATAATTAGAGATAAAATATACTCATATAACTATTGACCTAATCGCTTCATAATCGCCCATTGAGACGATAACTTCTCTTGACGTAAGCCAGAAGATGTGTTGTGGAAGAATTGAGACTCATCTCGTCATAACATTATTCTATTCTGAGACAAGCATAATGCAACTGTGAAGGAGACTAAATGAGCTACTATGGTTGGATTGCCAGCGCTAGCTTGAAAGTGAGAATACGATACAAGACTTGACCTTCATAGTGAAAGTGGGTTTGTAGTTGTTACTCCAAATGAAGAGGGAAGTGTTGATGTGCAAATCCGCCGTCTTAAATAATAACTAATTAAACTTATGAAAAAAGAAGAGTTTGCAAAAGAATTTGAAGCTACACTTGGTTATATGTTGGCAACAATGAAGCGCAAAAATCACGACTATTGTGGAGGCGATAAAGAAGATAATCCATTTAAGAACTTTGAGCTAGTAGAACAACTTGGCGTAACTTCTGTTAATCAAGGGTTTCTAGTTCGTATGTGCGATAAGTTGAGTCGTATCACTTCTCTTATTGATAATGAGGCAAAGGTTAAGGATGAGGCTATTGAGGATACTCTAGTAGACCTTGCAAATTATGCTATAATTATGAGCTTATATGTGAAAAGTAAAAAAACTTGAGAGACCGTTTAAAATACTTAATCTATTTTGAGAGGAAGTTAATATTTATGATATTCCAGTAGATTCTAAATTATATTATTATTTATTTAAAAAATAATATAATAGTCTATTGACTTTTAATTTAAAATAGTATAATATAATTGTTACTTTATTTATTAACAATTATATTTTATGGCAGTAACAATGAAAAAGGCTAAAGCGGATTACGCTAAGGCAAAGAAGAAACCACTTGGAGAAGGAAGCAGATTCAAGGCGGTTGAGGAAATGGCGAAAGCAGGTGGAGCATCTAACCCAGCCGCAGTTGCCGCTTCTATTGGTATTAAGAAATATGGTAAGAAGAAGATGGGGCAACTTGCAAAAGCGGGAAAGAAAAAGAATATGAAGAAAGTTAAATAATAATTTGACATTTAATATATTTCTATATAATAGAAGTTATATGGATTGTAGGTTCACCGAGAAATCGAACCTTCATATAATTGGTTTCTGGCATACACTCCAGAGTAAAGCTCACTCAAAGGATGGGTAGCTTCCATATATACTAGGTTATTGTAACAGTAACATAACGGGCTCATAATCCGTAGTAGATGGTGCAACTCCATCACCTAGAACCATAGGTAATTAGCATAATTGGTAGTGCAATCGTCTCCAAAGCGATAAAGTTTGAGTTCGACTCTCAAGTTACCTGCCAATAAAATTAAAAGATATTTGCTAAACGAAGCGATTGTATTCGTGGAAAGCTATGGTATGTGTAAATGGTGCTTGTATGCCTTTATAAAAAACACTCACATATCGAATGGATACCTGAAATGGTCTTAGATAGAAAACTTATCTCCTAAAATCCACCAGCATACACAAGTGGAACAACTCTGATACAACAGAGCCACTTGATTATATGCAGAATTAGTGTAGTGGTAACACACCAACCTTCAACGTTGGGTTCGCGGGTTCAAATCCACGCATTCTGCTCCATATGCGCGACTTGTAGATATGGCAATCTACGGAGGACTGTAAATCCTTTGCTTACGCTTTCTCGGTTCGAGTCCGAGGTTTCGCACCATATATAACTAATAAAATAATTTATGAGTCGTCCAATAGAAAGAATAGATGTGGTATTAGAAATACTTGCAATTATATGGAAACAACCAGATAAAGAAGATATGAGACTAGGACAACTAATTGAGAATTGTGGAATAGCTTGGAATACAGAAGATGATGAAGCTATTAAATATCTTTGCGAGTTTGGTAATCTTCCAATCCATAAGTATCTACTTTGGGGAACACGAGGAAAAGACGGTAAATCGCCGTTGACTTATAAGAAATTAGTTGACTTAGAAACTTCCCATTTAGAAGAACTATTAAAAGTTCCGTATTGTAATTATAAAGACTATATAAAAATTATTCTTAACGAACGCGCTGATGGATGATGTAGTACCTAAATACTTTCCTTGAGAGAAAGTTAAAAAGACAATAGGAGGTTCAGAAGTATTAGTAGCAAAGATAGGAATATGATACGATTGACAAATTGATTATATGTGTTGGGATTGAAGTAGTTACGATTGGCTAGACGAATGGCAAATTATGAGCGATACACCAAGAGTTATAGGATTTAATATTAAAAATAAAACAAAGTAGAATTGATAAAAGACCTAACCAAGCGTAATTGCCGAGTTAGGTCTTTTTTTGTGTCTTATCGTTGGCTTATATAAAGCAATCCTTATTTAAACGCTCTCTATGATGCGTTTGAACTTCTGGAAGTAAAGTATAAGCGAAGATTATTTAAATACTATTTAGCATCTATAGATTTGTCGTATTCTTTAGAAATCTTAACGATAGATTTTGCTTTTGTATCTGATACTAATCAATTCTTATAATCATCCATTAGTCTTTGCCGTCTTTCTTCTTTTGGAAGTTTCTTCAAGATTAAATCAAAGTAGTTTTCAGATGATAGAGATTCAATTCTATTCTCCATAGAAGTATTGGATGAGACTCATAATCTACTCTTTATCTTCTTAGATGCTTCCTCCCTACTTCATCACATAAGAGAAGTAACTTCTGAGATAATATTTCTCTTTTCTTCTATAGACTTATCTTTCCATCAAGCTATCTTTTTATCAACACTCATATTTATTTTTTGAGACTCTTGCGATTTATCTAGATTAGCCTTATTAACATCACTTATTAATGAAGTTTCTTCTTCTGAGTAAGATGATAGTTCTTTCTTTGAAATTCTCATCATATCTCACATAAACTTTGTAAATCAACCTTCTGCTAGATATTTATCCATATCGGTCACTTGATAAAGGTCTACGCTTCATTTTGTAACTCATTCAATATCTACTCAATTCTTTTCCGCAAACCAAGTAATTAAATTCTTTACATCATTTGCCCTACTCTGGAATACATCTTTAATAATGTTATCAACCTCTGGTCAAGTAAACATATTATTAGTCATATTTGCAACTAACAATCAGGCGGAAGAATTTTTCTTACCAATAGATACATCTGGTATTGATATTTGTGAAATTATATCAAGAAGAGGTACTGATTGAAGATTCCAAGAGAATCAAGTTCAATTAAATTTAGCTAACATAAGCTTATTTGCTACCATTTGTCAAAGTATTCTTTTTCAATTAGGAACATTCTCTCAAGATGCGAATATTGCTTGCCAAGCGTTTGTTATTCAAACAAGACTATCTGGTAGCGCGTTTATTGCAATCTTATTTGCAACTATGCTACCATCTGGTTTTTTTGTTGTTCCATAATATATTCATAATTCTCAAGGACTACCATCATATTTTCGAGCTTCAATATTTTCTGGAGTAGAATTTACTTCATTAAGATAATACGCAAGACTCATTAATCAAGTTGTTATTCATCAAGCAGCATATAATTGAGTTAGTCGAGACTTATCTCACATTGCCGCCTTACCTGCTCAATAATATATCTTAGATATTGGCATAACGGTTTTTCTTGTACCTTCTGTTAATGAAGATGTAAGATACATAACAACCTTATTTAGTTTCTGAACCTCATCTACTGCCTTGGTAAAATTCCAAGTATCAACTGTGCGAGATGATGCTATTGAAGAATCTGTACCTTGTTCTAGAAGTGCTTGACGGAATCTTTCTGTATTCAATATTCAATCATCATTCAGAAAGGTCTTAGCAATCTTTACCATCTCACCCTTTCATATTGTATTTTGAATATATCAGCTAAACACAGATATACGAGAAGTATGGAGCTCTGCTTCTCAGAAGAAATGATTAAGTCATCTCATATATAAACTTATTCATTTTTTTGGGAATGATAATATTGATTTTGTTATTTCCTCTGGTGAAAGCCAATCGACTTTTTTCTTCAATAACTCAGAATCAATTAAGTCAGAAAGGTCTAGTCATATCTTAGAACTAAACTCATTCTTAAATAATTGCACTCAATCTACTCAAGTATGGCGCATAAGAGCCATAAGATATTTATTAGCCTCTTCATTCTCAGTAAGCTTGAAATTTGCTCATAACTTATTTGCACCCTCTTTTAATATTCTAGTAGCTCAATAGAAAACTTCTTCTGGAGCAAATGCTCACTTATTTTTAGCTATAGAATCTAATCAAGCATTTACCATTTCTACAATGATTTGCGCAGGTTGTTTGAATGGAGCCATAACTCCTGTAATTCCCATTTTAGCAATTCTACTTACTTCTGCAAATGGTCTTACAAGTGAATGGAGCTGGGATGTTGGAACTAGTTTCATCTCTTTCTTCATATAATCAATCACATCCTTTGTACCATTTATATATTTCTTAACTCAATCATCAAAGAAAGATATATAGTTTGGAGATGTTATTTCATCACTTAAACTAAATCAAGGAACTCATCAATCTCTAATATCATTAGCTAGTCTAACTGCCATTCTATTTCTATTTGAATTTAGTACAACCCTAGCATAGTATTCTGATTGATTCTTCATTACATAATAACTCATTTCTCTCTCACTACCTTCTCATATAGATTTAAGTGAATTTGTACCTACGCTTCTTCCTGCAAATAGATGGTCTCATTCATCTAGAAACTTACTAATAACATACACATCAATACCCTCCATCTTCTCTTTTGATTCAGAAGATATTATTCAAGAGTTTTTCAAATGAGCGAGTGCTGTGTCATTTAGCTCCTTTAATTGTTTTAATTGAGGAGAGAATAATGTATCGTACTGTTGGTATAGCGTTTTGTATCTTTTTATAATATCACCACTCTTCATATCTCAAACAACTCGTTTTGGATTTATTAATGCCAACTCATATTGACGGCGAGCTATAACATAATCTCAGAAGTTTTCCGCTGTTCGTTTAACTCAACCCTCATCAACATAATCAAATGGCTTCATAATATCTCTCCACTTTGTCATCATATCTTTAGCTTGAAAGTTTGTAGCTCTCATATCAATATCTGGAGTGTCTAATACTTCTTTTCAAGCCATCTTTGATACTCTCTGGATTCACGCATCTTTGTTAGCTATGTTTCATTTTGTAGAAACATACTCTAATATTCATTTTGCGTATCAACCGATACTATCATCACCTTCTTTTATGTATCATTCTTCTTTTAGCTTCTCTCTAAATCAAGAACGATTCTTTAGCTCTTCTTTAAGTTGAGACGAGCGTTGTCTTTGTGTTTCTTTTGCAAGTTCGTCTAACTGTTCTGCAGTTGCCTCTGGATTTGTAATCTTAGCTTCTCTTGTAATCTCATTAATATCAAGATACTTTTTAGACTCAATAGGATTCTTTGGATTTATATTCTTCTTTGGTATAAAATCAATATTATTTATAATTGTATCTTTCTCATCTCAAATCTTAATACTTCCTCTTTGACCCCTCGCATCTTCCATACTACTCATAATACGATTCTGAGCATATTCATAACCCTTCATAAACTCTTTCTTTACACTCTCACTAGTATTAATAAGCTCCTTAATTGCACTACTCTTAACCATAGAATCAAAACTAGGCATATTATCTGTAACAAGTTTTGCAACCTTTGGAGCTACATAACCAACTCATTTAAAAGTAGCTCATATAGCTCAACCAAATTCTAGTGCATTTACTGCTTCTTCGCTTGCTTTGTCTCAAGCTCATAGTCTTTTTCAAGTAAGAGAATAAGACAAAGTATCTCAAACTGCCACAGCTCACCCAACTCTCATCATTCAAGATAGAGAAGGATTTACTAGTGATTCAATTGTTATAGCAACTGGAGCGAATAGAGGAGCAATAACACTTCCCTCATTAGCAATAGATGTAAGACGAGTAACCGACGATGCTCAAGAAGTAATACCAACAGTAGATATTAAATCCATTGCAACATCAACCAACATAGTATACTTATCCAACTCATCGTATGTTGCTTTATTTGAAGTATCCATAGGATTTGCATTCCTTAACTCATCCCTAGTTTCAGAACGAGTTTGCCATAAATCTTCTTGACTTCAACTCTTAACTCAAAATAGATAGTCTACTCTATTCTTTGCATCTTCAAATCAATCTAGATTATTACCTATTCCATAACTACTATCATAAGTTCATTTAAGTAAAGATTTACCTTCACTTCAAACTATTTGTCCTAGACTCTGTTTCTTTAGATTATCAATAATCTTATATGGTGCGTCCTTTGTATCATCTATAAACTTCTCTAGATTATTTTTAGCAATTAGATATGTTCATTGGATAGCGAGTGCTGGATTAGCAACACCATATTCTGCATAGTTTTTACCTACAAATCAGAATGCAACTCAAGCTCAATGTAAGATGTTTTTAACTCAACCTCAAACCACCTCATTAACTGCGTTTGAAGCGGATAACGCAAATGCCGTATTATATTCTCATCTATCAATAGAAGAGTTTATTTTAGCAACTGTACTTCAATCTTGTGGGATAGGTAGGTCTTTAGCCTTCACAGGAGTAAGACCGATTTGAGACCTTCGCGCGTTAGCTCAATCAACAATATCCTTAGTTATTTTAACCTTTGGAATAGCTATAGATTGTTTATTCACGTTATTTGTTCAACTATCTACCGAAGTAGACCCAGCTCAAGTGATAGGAGTATTTGGTATTGATTGTTGTGGAGTAAGTGGATTATAATTACCGAATGGGTCTTTAAGTGGAGTTTCCTCAATAACTGGGAGTTTATCACCTTGTGATGACTTTCAACTATACGAAGTAGTTTGAGCTTTAATTCCTCAAGCCCAAGGATTAACAGACTCATTTATTGTATTTGGATTGAATTCTTTAGCTTTTGGAGTTGGAGTATTCACACGACCTTTCATTGAGCTTACTTGAGCCATAAGTTATTTATTAGTTATTATTACATTCATAATATATCACCCTCTGCACTTCATTTTGGTATATAAGGAGCATTTGATATTCAAGTCTGCCAACCATCTT